TCTATGGTTAAGGGGTTTTCCTCTTGTTCCCTCAAGCAGTCCATCTTAAAGCTGAGATAGCGTATAAACTTTTGTGTTTCCTCTTTCAAGTTTTACTCCTCAGGTCTCTTTGTTAGGCTCTTATCCCACGGAACGTTGTGGGGGTTGAAGTTGTGGGTGAACAACTTATCAAGACGATAGCTTAGACTCTCGCTAAGCCAACATGTCGCCTTAAGTGTTACACCGTGAACGTGGCCGAAGATTGAGCCATTCTTATTCATAGCCACAGAGTTGCAGTCCGTATTCTCCCAAAACCAATCAGGAACGTCCAACTTATGTAGTTGCCAGTCGGGGTTCTGGCGGTAGATCACTCCCACGTTTAAACCGAGAATTCCCTCAGATTCTAAGGGACGCCATGTTCCATCAAAAAATAAGAATTGCAATGCACCCTCTATCTTAACGAGTGCTTTAAGCCCTTCCTGTTCTTCCTTGGTGCAAAAGATTAAAGGCTTTTCGATCTTAGTTAAGTCAGTCATTTGTTTCCTTTAAATACTTCAAGTATTTCCCAAAATTATTCCATAACATCAGAGACTTATTGTCCATTGAGTCCTTAAGCTCCGCACAAGGGTTGGTCATTGGGTCTTCTCTATAGAGTTTATGCTTCCTGATCAGTCTACCTATAGAGTACCCATCATCCCAAGACTCCCTATCTTCTGGAAACACCTTATCTTTGTTCTCTTCTACATAAGCCTCCGCAGCTTCCATAGTGTCAAAACACTTATGAACCCCATCGTAGTGTTGTTCCCAAGGCGTATTATCGTGCTGCCAGACTATGTACACATATTTACTCATAGATTTCTAGTGTCCTCTTCTTAAGTATTTCCCAAAGTTTCCAGTTGATCTTGGTGTCCTCTTCACACCTATGTTTATACTCTTCATAACTTAGGTTTTCCCAGTTGTCAACCTTTGGCTTCATAACCCCTAAGTCTATACCCCAAGAGTCAAGACCATGTTTAGTACGCTTGGGAAATAAGTACCACGACAAAGCAAGAGTGTCTGCCCACCTAGAGTAGTTCATGGGGATACCCAAGATCCTGTGGAACACTACCATATCGTGCCTGATAGCATTGTGAGCCACATAAGTAACACCCTCTTGGGTTAGAACCTTACGCATCTCATTATATGAGTCTGTACTTTGGTACTCCTTCCCGTCCTCAGTCCAAGACATCACATGTAGCTTAGTACACTCATAAGCTAAACCATCGGACTCACTGTCTAAGACTATAAATCTACTGTTAGTCAAAACGGTATGTCTCCTCTGTCTGGTGTCGTTGGTTCACTAGGACCTTTGTACTCTTGTACCATTGTGGTGTCAATATCATACCGTAGCATACCAGCAGGTCCAGTCATAGCAAAAGGTCTATTCTTAGTGACAGTCATGTGAGTTGTGTTCTTTTCATCAGGGTCTTCGGATAGTTTATCCCTTTGTAGTTCTAAGAGTACAATGGCCTCTTCCTCAATAGCCTTAGCATACTTAGTATGACCAGTCTCATTCACATGAGAAATGCCAATGATACCTACATTACGACGCTTAGACAGTTCCACAAGTTTAACACCTAACTCTGTCAATGCACTTGTCGCACCATCCACCCCGCCTAGATAAGCTAAACGCTGGAAGTGATCAATAAAGATATAGTCAGCTTCATAGATAGTGATAGCGTGAGTACATTGCTTAAGTGTACTCTCTAAAGGGTCTTGAGGATCAATGTCAAACGACACAAACTTATCCTCTTTGACTACCTTAAGTAAGGCTTCCTCAAACTGATCATCAGTAATGCTATTGTATTCTTGGTCTTCCTCTGTATTTACATTAACACCTAATTCATAAGTAGCCATGCCTCTAGCAGTAGTAGACTTCATCTCTTCCATAGCCAAGTTAGCTACAGTCTTACCATGGTTGGTAACTAGGTCATGCTGTACATACCTAAAGAGTGATGTCTTACCAATTCCTGGAGGTGCCTTGACAATAGTGATACCTCCTTTAATCCAACCTCTCATAACCTTATTAAGAGCCTCTACAGGGGTAGGTGTATACTCGTATGGGGTCTCCTCCCTGACAGCCTTAATCCAGTCCTCAGAACCGCTTGTGAAGCCTGCTGGAGAGTATTTCTTCTTGGCCCACCATGCTGACTTATACTCACGAGCCTTACCAGCTTGTAGGAAGTCATTAGCATCCTTAAAACTGCCATGATTAATCGTGTAGACTTTACTAGGGAATAGGTCAAACAGTGTCTCAGAGACCTCACGCCCTTTCTTGTCGTTGTCTACTGACAGTACAATCTGCTCAAAACTGTCTAGCCAAGGTCCACACTTCTCCCAGAGTTTACCAGAAGGTGATGCACTAGGTAAGCTAACGACAGGATTAGAATAGCTGCCATTGGCTAACATCTGATAAGCACTTAGGGCATCAAGTTCTCCCTCAGTGACAGTGACCATCTTAGAACTACCAGCAGGGAATAGGTTCATACCAAAGAGTTCATCCGCCTGACCACCTTTAAAGGAGAAGTGAGCAAAGTGTTCTTTCTCTAAGGTAACACGACGAACCTTATACTTACCAGATGGGTACGGGAATCTAAGTTCATCATCTGTGCCTTCAAACCACTCACCTCTATGTTTAGCCTTCCAAGGGACAGACCCAAACAGTTTTACCCCGTAGTGTTCCATTGTCTTCTCGGTTATACCCCGACTAGCTACAGTCTTACCGGAAACCTCCACTCTTGTCTCCTCAAACATTGGCATCTCCTCTTTTCTATACTTAGGCTTGAAACCCTTCGTTGGGTACCTTAATCCTGCCCACTCAAACGTAGGTTCCCTGCTTGGGTACGACCTCTCACAAGAGTGACAACGACCAAAACCTCCAGTGTTATAAGAGAATGCATCGCTAGATCCACACGACACATAAGGACATGGTTGATGAGGTTCATTAGTCATATACTTAAGTTCCTTTCTTTAAGTATCACTACTTATTATTATTATTAATACATAGAGTAAGAAAACATAAGTATAATACCTAAGTTTCTTTTCTCATAGTATCTATGTATAACTACTTTTTCTTGGGGGTCGTCTCATCACAAATTGTTACATACTTCTTTCAACATCTCGTCCTTACGTCTATATATTGTGGCTCGGTCAACACCTAACTCTACTGCTATGTCCTCAAGTGAGTTTCCTTGTAAGAAATGTGACTCTAGGATATGTAACTTGTCGTCAGATAGTGTCTTTCTTGCAACACCTATGGCATACTGTTGGAACTGTTTCTCCTCAAACTCTTTAGCGTGATCTGGTGTGCATATCTGTAGGTCCTCTACAAGATCCGTAGAGTTAGAGATGGCATACGTTAGACTGCGTAGGGTCTCGTCATTAACCCCTTTGATGTTCTTAGGGTCCTCTCCCTTACTGAGAGCCTTAACGACAAGCCTAGCAGTGCCAGAGGTAGGGATGGATGTACTCTTGGTAGACAGGTTCTTATAGTCGTTCATAGCGCGTCTGGCTACTGACTTATAGTACCCACCATTGAGTTCCTTATCAGCACTCTCCTTAGCCTCAAGGCACTGTAGGAACCCCTCCGTTACGAGGTCCCCATAGTCCTGTTGGTTCTTGTATCGTTTAGCCAGAGCCTTGCACATATTGTACAGTTGTTCATCAGTCATCCGTGTCAGTCTCCTTACGAGCCTCTTCCAACCAACGTAACATAATGTTCTCACCCATGTAATAAATGTTCATACTACCTCCACGATTCTCTTAACATAATCTTGCATTGCGTTAGGGTTGGTTTTTCGATGACTTTCCCAAAGACACGCAGTGTCATGGTAGGCCTGTAAAACACTAAGTAACCTGCCCTCAGATATTTCAAAGCCCTCGATTGCACCTTTAAAGGTATTCATCAATGAGATAGAGCCTCTAGCTTCCATATATTTCTTATACTTCTCATCAGAGATAATATGACCTATAAAACACTTAGTGCCACTAGGACCTCTGTAAAAACAATTTCCAAATTCATCCGCCGACCTAACACCCTGTTCATCAAGGGCCTTAGCAGCTTTCATAAGGATCTCATATTGCTCTTGTGTTACCTTATGTTTCATCAGACTTCCTCCCACTCGATATCATTAGACAGTTCATAAAGTTCTTGCATGAGTCTTTTCGGCAAGATGTTGATGTCTAAGTTCACACCCAAGAGTATAACCTCTTCAATCTCTACATCCTCCACAAAGTCTCCAGTGTCTTCATCATAGCCACCTACCCCAGAGTAGATTACATGCATTTCCTCACCTTCGTAGTCACCTCTTAGTACAGTCATTAGTCTTCTCCTAAAAGTGCATCCCAAGACACTGGGAATAGTTTCTTCATCAGTTCACTGATCTGGTTTGCTACCAACCGTGATTCGTGCTGAGTATCTTCCTTACACCTAAGGTAGCACATATCAGCAAAGGCGTCAAGACTTCCCGACCACCACCATTCAGTCATAGTAGACTGTGGTAATACCATACGTGCTTGCTCTGGTGCTACGCCTCTAGCTATCAAGTGCTTGTAATAAGAAACCACCTCTCCCATCTCTGTCTCAGGACCACTCCACATTTGACTCTCAGTCTCCCTCAGTGGAATAAGAACCTCAGAACTGCCCTGCTTCTTGTCGTCACTACGCCCACGCCATACCTCAGGTGTATAGGACTCAGGTTCATCATCTACATACCGACGACTAATCTCATTCCAACGTAGGAACTTATGTTTAACCAACTGTCGGGCGACAAAGATAGGTGCCTTCACATGGAACGACGCAAAGCAATGACCAAAGGGACTCATGTGCTTGTGTTTAGCTAAGTACCCCACCAGCTTCTCATCTTTAGGAGATAACACTGGTATATACCCAGCCCAAGGACCCATATCCACCTCTTGAACCTGATCATCCATGAAGTGAGACTCCTTACCGAAGGATACTCTAGCAGCATTAACCACACTTAGGTCGCTACCCATATGGTCTTTGTAGGTTACTTTAATATCAGGCATTCTTACTCTCCCTTGCTTTAGCTAACCTTTGTGTGGCAGCTTCACGTTGTTCCTCAGTTAGTACACGTTTATTGTATGGATTCTTACCAAAACGGAAAGGCCACAGTGCGCAAGATTCTACAGGACACAACCTCACTTCTGTAGCATCAGTGGCACAATCAAGGCACTTAGCTCTTATGGCCTTAAGCGGTGAAGTATTCACAATAGTCCCTTTCCTTTTTCTAATAGTTCCATGGTCTCATCAAACAGGGGTGTTCCACCTCTAGTCTTAGTCCAATGTTTAATACCATCTTCTAAACTAAAGTACCTACAGCCAGCTTTAACCCAAGGTACTCCCCCATTGTTCCACATGTAGAACTCGTAGTTGTCAGACCTACGACCCACACGATATATGCCCGTACCCGCAAGGTCAGAACCCGCAAGGTAAGCACTCCTAAGGTTAGCACCCCTAAGGTTAGCACCCTCAAGGTCAGCACGCCAAAGGTTAGCACGAC